ATGTCGGAAATCATACAAAAGAATCCGCACCAGATTTTACGCCGAACGAAAAAGAAGGAACGTACAGCGATATTGGAGGAAAAAAGATAACCTCGCACAGCGCAACTCTGCTAGTCGGAACAAACTTGGAATATGCAAAATATCAAGAATATGGAACATCGAAAATGGCTGCACAACCATTCTTGCGCCCTGCATTGGACGAGGAAAAAGAAAATGTAAAAAATGAAATTGCAGTAGCATTAAAAGTATTAATTAAAAAGGCGATTAAATGATTTCTGTTGAAGAGGGAATTTTCTACAAATTAAAGGATGATGCTGGAGTATCTGCAATAGTTGGAACGCGCATTTATGCACAAAAATTGCCACAAACGCCAACCATGCCATCTCTTACATATCAACTCATTACCCCAATGAGCCTGATATCTCATCAAGGCATGAGCGGGACAGCTTTTCCTCGTTATCAAATCACCTGTTGGGATGATACAGAATTGGGTGTGATCGCATTGGCGAAAGCCGTCAGAATTTGCCTGGGTTGCTATAAAGGAACTGTTGGAGTGGCTCCTAACACAGTAGCTATTCAAGCATCGTTGCCCGTTGGTGGATACGAAACATACGAACCCGAAACTGGATTTTTTATGCGCGCGCTTGATTTTCAGATCTGGCACGAAGAAGCTTTAGTTTAGAAAGGATTTTGTTATGAGTGGATTAGCAGCTTTTACTACAAAATTAATGAGCGGGCAAAGACAGGTGGAAACTGCCACGGTCGCATGTCCTACCGGGGCGATAACCGGCAGCGGGAATATTGATGCAACCATGGATTCGGCATTATTGGCTGGAGGAACAGAAGTTGTCGCGGTAGCCGTACTGCTTGGCGATACGCCGCAGATCGTTGCACAGAAAATTGTAGCCGCATTGAACTTAAACGCGGATTTCAACGCTGATTTTATCGCAACAGTAGATGGAGCAAATGTTGTAACAACCACTTTATTAGCGGCGGCGAACGAAGCCGGGCAAAATTTAGGTCTGGCAGTTGACGATGCAGCGGGAATGACCGCTGCCCCGACATCTACAAATACCGTTGCTGGAATCGCCTATACGGAAATTGCCAATGCAACCGCGCCTGTCGGACCGGCATTGTCATTGGATACAGAAGACACTACCACGCACGATAGCACGGATGGATTTGAAGAATGCGTTCCAACGATCTTACGAACCGGGGAAATGAAATTAGATATCAACTACGATCCAGACAATGCAACACACGACGGATCAACCGGTATTTTGTACAAGCACGTCAATAAATTGCTTGGGGCATATCAATTGAGATTCCCTGATGCCGGAAATACTATGTTCTCATTTGATGCATATGTTTCAAGCTTTGAGCCATCCGAACCGGTGGATGGAAAAATAAGCGCAGCAGTTGCGTTCAAAGTAACTGGCGTACCAGTATTAACAGATTCGTACTAAAAAAGAAAGAGGTAAAAAATGTCAGGTTTAGCAGCTTTCGGAACAGCAATTAAAAGGGGAGCAACCGCAGTCGCCAATGTAAACAGTATCTCTGGCGGTGGCATATCTTTGGATTTAGAGGATGTTACAGCGCATGATAGCACGGACGGATTCGAGGAATCTGTTGCCACCATTTTGCGATCCCCGGAAATAACATTAGATATCAACTACGATCCGGACAATGCAACTCATAAATCTTTGATAGCGGATATGATCGCAAAGACCAAAGTAACAGATTTTACGATCGTGCTTCCGGGTGGTCAGATTTGGGCTTATGCCGGTGCGTTTGTTACTGGTTTTGAGCCATCCGAACCGGTGGATGGAAAAATTTCAGCTTCCGTAACCATCAAACCTTCGGGTGTAGTAACGCCTCCAGCGTAAAGAGGAATAATAATGCTAACAAAAAAACAGATATTAGACGCAGACGACATTTTAACCGAAACCGTAAAAACTCCAGAATGGGGTGGAGATGTGATTGTGCGTGGGCTGAACGGAGAAGAACGCGCCGCATTTGAACAAAGCATTACAGACGATGATGGCAAGGTGGTATTAATTGGAGCAAAAGAAAAACTTATTGTGCATTGTGTTATCGATAAAGATGGAGAGAGAGTTTTCTCGGATTCTGATGCAGAACTGCTAAAAAAGAAAAATGGCGCTGTTATCCAACGAGTATACGCAAAGTGCGCAGATTTAAGCGGACTGTCAAAAGAAGAGTCTGAGAAGATCTCAAAAAACTAATTGACCATCCAGAGCAGAGGTTCTATATACGACTAGCTATGAAAATGGGAATTAGCAAAAAAGAACTTCTTTCTCGGATGGACAGCCACGAAATACAGGAGTATGTCGAGTTTTGTAAAATAGAGCCTTTGGAATATCAGGCTGATATGCGCATGGCAATATTAGCATCTACCATAGCGAATTTACTTTATAGAGGAAAGAAACAAAAATCATTCAAACCAGAGGACTTTATGCTTATGCCAGAAAAACTGATAGAAAAAACAAAAAATAAAAAAGCGTCCGACAAAGATATTCTGGCTAGCGTTAATATGATGAACACTGTTTTTGGTGGAAAGGATTTGCGCAAATGAGTCTTGGCTCTCTTGGTGATTTACTTGTATCCGTAAAAGCCGATACAAGTAAATTCAATAATGATTTAAAGGGTCTTGGCAATACCGCAAAAGTATTGGGCGGGGCAATTGCTGGTTCTTTCGCTCTAGCAGCAGCTAAAAAAATAGCTGCTGCTGCCGTAGAACTTGCAAAAGTCGGTGCAGAAGCGCAAGGAGTAGAAGATGCATTTGACAGTTTAACGTCTACGATGGAAGGGGGAAGCCGCAGATGGCTTTCCGCCTTACAAGAAGGCTCTAATGGCATGGTAGACACTACTACGCTAATGAAAAATTTCAACTCCGCAGCACAACTTATTGGTAAGGATTTCGCGCAAACACTCCCAGATGCCATGAGCTATTTTACAAAAATATCCGCATCCACCGGTGAAAGCGTCAACTATCTCATGGACTCTTATGTCAGAGGCATTGGGCGCTTATCTCCAATGATATTGGACAATTTAAAGATTCAGGCGACTCAAGTAGAAGCAACTGCTCGCGCTGCTGAAATGTATGGCGTTGCAGAAAGCTCATTAACAAAATATCAAATACAAATGGGGATGGCTTCTGTTGTAAACGAAAAATTAGAGGCTAGTACATCCGCATTGCCGGATGTGGCAAATTCTTCTACGCAGGCATTTGCAGAATTTAGTGCGTCTGTTACAGATCTGAAAACAGTTATAGGGAAGGAATTAGCCCCAACCATAACGGCAATCGTGCGTGCATTAACTGGATACATAAAAACCGTCTCCGACTCTATTACGGTTAATAATGACGCAAAAGAAGCCTATAAAAATCTGAAAATATCGACAAAAGAATATAGAGATATGACAGATGGAATGATCGGGGAAATAAAAGATTCGAGAAAATATTTAGATGATTTGAACGAAACTTATGATACACAGCGCAGAGAAATGATCGATGTTTCAAATAGCTATGAGGATTATTTAAACAAGGCAATTTTTGCAAATACTGAATTGGTGAAATCGAATGCGGATGCGCATACGTCACAACAAGATATTTTAGACGCCGCTGTTTCTCTGACAATGGAACTCACGCAAGAAGAATACAACAGGATAAAAGCAGAGCAGGAATTAACACAGCAAACGGAAGATTTAGCGGATCAACAGGAGATACTCAAAGAAACTCTTTCCGATATAAAATTTATGATGCAGGACGTTACTGGAATGACAGATGACTATAACGGAAGCATGAGCGATTTAAAAGATGAAGAGAAAAAACTAACCGGAATATTAAGCGGAGAGCTTCCTTTGTGGGGATCGAAATATGATTCACTAAATGACGTGCGAGATGCACTAGAAGAAAATAAAACCAAACAAGAAGAATTAACAGATAAGATCAATGAAACAATCGGGGCAATGCTATATGAAAAAATAGCTGCCGACTTGGATAGAGATGGCGCACTGGCATTGGCAAGCGGATTGGGTCTTGTTGACGATGAATCAAAATACCTTCTTGAATCAACTGGCAGGCTTGCTGATTTATATAAAGATCAGAAACTAACAGCAGATGAATTGGCAACTGCAACCGGATTATTGCGAGATGAAGTTATTAAATTAGATGGTTCGCAGGCTAAAGTATCGATAGAATATATAGTGGATATCATTCAAAAAACGAGAACAAGAGTTGATGATATTCTAAAAGAACCAGGTTTTTTTAATGTAAATGCAGGATTTTCATCTGGCGGTTCTGGCGTTGTTCCGCCGGGATATCCAAATGATAGTTATCTAATGGGTCTTAGTTCGGGAGAAAAATATAACATAGTTCCGAAGGGCGTTTCATTGGCAACAAATGGCGGAAGCTCACAATCTAATGACAACGAAATGAGAATGTTGATGGAATTGATAGCAAGCCAAAAACCGGCTACAGCCCGCGAAATTGCGATGGCTGTAAGAGATGCGATACAGGCGATCCCATGACCGTATACGCAGATATC